GTTGAGGAATACGGAAGAACATTTTTCAAAAATGGAGCTAAATTGTCGGGGGTTTTACAAACAGATAGAGCACTTTCGGAACAAGCAATTGATAGATTAAGAAATAGTTTCAACAGTAATTATTCAAACTTAAGTGGATCAAATCAAACTGCTGTTTTAGAAGAGGGGCTATCATTCAAACCAATTTCAATAAGTGCAGATCAAGCTCAGTTCTTGGCATCAAGAGAATTTTCAATTGCGGAAATTGCAAGAATATTTAATGTTCCTCCACATCTATTAAAGGATTTAACAAAATCAAGTTTCAACAATATTGAAATGCAATCTCAAGAATTTGTAATTTATAGTTTGATGCCGTACTTAAACAAGATTGAATTGGAAATGAATACAAAACTTTTCAGGAAAAATGAACTTGGAAAGAAATATGTTAAATTTAATACAAATGGTTTGTTAAGAGGAAACATAAAAGATCGTTCTGAATTTTACAGAACAATGTTAAACATTGGGGCGTTAAGTATAAATGAAATAAGAGGAAAAGAAGATATGAATAATATTGATGGAGGGGATAAACACTTCATGCAATTAAACATGACAACAATTGATAAAATCGGAACAGATGAAGAAGTTTAACATCTGGGCCAAAAAATATAACAAAATGAAAACTGAAAAAAGAATATTTAATTTAGAATCAAGATTTGAAACAAGGGAAGATGGATCGGAATCTGTTGCTGGATATGGTGCTGTTTTTAATAGCAGAAGCGAAAATTTAGGAGGATTTTTTGAATACATTTCTCCAGATGCAATAACTTCTGAAACTATTGAAAAATCAGATGTAAGAGCTTTAATTAACCATGATCAAAATCTTGTTCTTGCTCGTTCAACAAGTGGAACATTAAAACTTGATGTTGATGAAAAGGGTTTAAGATATGAATTTGATATTCCTGAAACTTCTTATGGAAAAGATTTGGCAATTAACATGAAAAACGGAAACATTTCACAATCAAGTTTTGCTTTTATTGTTGGAGATGATGAATGGAGCACTGATGAAAACGGGAATGATATTAGAACAATAACAAAAATTGAAAGACTTTATGACATTTCTCCAGTTGTTTATCCAGCTTATTCTCAAGCTGAAAGTGATTTGGTTGTTGCTCAAAGAAGTTTGGCAAAATATAAAGAACAAAAAGAAAACGAAAAAGAAGAAAAAGATTTAGTTAGCCGTTCATTAGCAAAACTAAAGATTGAAATAGCTAAAAGAAAATAGTAATAATAAAAACAAATAAAAAAAAGATGAAAAATTCAAAAGAATTAAAAGAATTTAGATCTGATTTAGTTGGCAAGTTGGAAGTAATAAAAGAAACTGCAACTGCTGAAGAAAGAGATTTAAATACTGATGAAAATACAGAAATGGATTCAATTTTAAAAGAAATTGATGGTGTTGATGTAAAAATTACAAGAGCTGAAAAGGTTGAAAAATCTTTAAGAGATGCGGCAAAGGTAACAGGAGTTGTTGTTGAGCCAAAGAAAGACAAAGATCTTGAAAAATTCACATTCCAAGAAGCAATGCGTCAAGCTTACACTGGAACACTTTCTGGAGTAGTTAAGGAAATGGATCAGGAAGCACGAAATGGATCAAGATATACAGGACAGAATTTTAAAGGAATAGGAATTCCATCTTCAATTTTAGAATCAAGAGCTGCTGTTGGAACTTCTGCTGTTAATGCAACTGAAACAATGAGTTTTACGGATCAACTTGAGGCGAATTTAGTTCTTGCATCAGCAGGAGCAAATTTTTACAGTGGAATCAATAATATGAAATTCCCAGTTGTTTCTGGTGTAAATTCTTATTTCGTTCCTGAAGCTGGAGGATCTGCTTCAACTGCAACTGGAACTGCTTCATCTATAACTTTAACTCCAAAGAAATTGATTTCTGTTGTTAATGTTTCAAATGAATCTTTAATCCAAAATCCTTCTTTAGAAGCTGCACTTCAAAGAAACATGGCGCAAAACATTGCTTCAACTTTAGAGGGGGCTTTATTAAATACAGCTGATGAAACAAACGCTCCAGCATCTATATTTGCTGACGCTGCAACTGGGCCAACAACTGTAACTGCTTCTGATTGGTTAGATATGGAAGCAACAGTTCTTGAAGCTGGTGTTCAATTAGAGGGTGCAAGAATGGCTTATTTATTAGATACTGATGCTTATAAAACTGTTAAAGGATTAGCTCAAGTTTCTTCTGTTTCTCCAATATGGGATAATTTTGATAAAAGATTGAACGGTTACTTTGGATTCGTTTCTGGAAATGTTGCATCTTCTGGAACTGCTTCAAAAGGACATGCATTATTTGGAGATTTCTCAAAAGTACACATTGCACAATTTGGAGGATTAGATATATTATTCGATCCTTATACTGGCGGTGCAACTGGAGAGCCAAGAATGATTGTTACTTCTTTAGTTGATGGTGATGCGTGTCAAAACGGATCAGCATTTGTTAATTTAATAGAAGCATAATTTTACTTTAATATTATTGGAGCGGGTTTCGGCTCGCTCCTTTTTTAAAAATAAATAATGAAAAGAGCACTTTCAGTTTTAACAGCCGCAACTCAAAAACCTGTTTCTTTAACGGAAGCAAAAAATCATTTAAAAGTTGATACAACTGATGATGATGAATTGATAACAAATTTAATTGTTGCTGCAACTCAAAGTTGTGAAATATACACAAATCAATATTTCATTGAAACTGAAGTAAAACAATATTGTGATAATTGGGATGATGCTGTTCAATTATACAAATCTCCTGTTTCAAGTATTGTTGTAATAAAATATTATGATTCAACAAACACATATCAAACATTAAGTGCTTCAGTTTATTTGGAGGATTTGGAATCAGAGCCAGCAAGAATTGCATTGGATGTTAATCAATCATTTCCAACCTTAGCAAACAGAATAAACGCTGTTGAAGTTAGATATAAAGTTGGATATGGAGATGCTGCTTCAGATGTTCCTGATGGAATTAAACAAGCTATTCTTTTAACAATTGGGAATTGGTACGGAAACAGAGAGTCAGTTATTACAGGTAGAACAGCAACAGAAGTTCCACAAACATCAAAATTTTTATTGGACCAATATAAAATTCAAGTATGTTAATTGCAGGCGATCTTGATAGGAGAATAAGAATTGATCAAGCAACAAATGAAATCAATGATTATGGAGAAAGAACAAAAACTTATTCTTTGTATAAAACAGTATGGGCAAAAGTAGATTGGAAAAGAAGTTCAGAAAAGGAAGAATCAAATCAAAGAGTTCAAGTTTCAGATATAGTTTTTTACATTAGAAATTTAGATATTACAATTGATCCAGAAATGAGGATTTTACATAATTCAAAATATTATTTTGTAAATGGTGTTAAAGAAATTGATGGAAGAGAAAGATTTTTGGAAATAGAAACAAAAGAAAAAGAATAATGGCAGAAAACGGGATTTCGGTTGAGTTAAAGGGATTGAAAGAAATCAATCAAATGTTTATGCAATTGCCAAAACAAATGGATCAGGATAAAATTTGGGCAAAATTTTGGAGGAAGAATTCAAAACCATTAGTTGATGGAGCGAAATCTAATGCTCCAACACATTCAAAAGATATTCCTTATCCACCAGATAAAAGTTTAATGATTAAGCCAGGAACATTAAAAAAATCATTGGGATTCTTTAGAACAAAAAAATCCAAAGAAGTTCATGGTGGGTATGTTGGGCCAAGAGTTAAAGGGGCTTTCAAAAAAAATAAAGGGGGATATTTTGGAGCTTGGATTGAATATGGGAATGAAGTTATGCATTATGGAAAATTTAAAGGGAAAGCAAATCCATTTATGAAAAAAGCATTTAGTGCAAAAAAAGATATTGTGTTGGCAAACGGAATGAAAGATGCGGAAATTATATTTGCAAGATCAGTAAAATCTCATGAAAAGAGAATTCAGAAATATGGAAAATTAGGATATTAAAATGGATATAGGAAAAGCAATATATAATATTTTAAGTGAAGATGTAGCTGTTGCCGCAAGAGTTGATAATAGAATTTTTCCTAATGTAGCAACTCAAAGTGAATCATTTCCATTCATAATATATGATGTTCAAAATGATTCTCCAGAAGATACAAAAGATGGTGTTGCAAATCTTGATATTACAAATATGATGGTTTCAGCTTATTCAGATTCTTATTCAACAGCAACTGAAATTGGGGGATCAATTAGAACTGCATTAGATAGATATACAGGAACAAATTCTGGAGTTGTAATTAACACAATTGTTTTTGAAGGTTATAATGATGCTTTTGATGATATGAGTGGAAGCGATGGGATTTATAGAAAATCTTTAGACTTTAAAATTAGAATAATAAATACATAAAAAAATGGACTTTAAATTAAAAAAAGATTATAACAGAAATGGGAAAATTTTGAAAGCTGGGCAAGTTTTACAAGTTACAGAGGAAATGTGGAACTGGCTTTCTGAAAACGGATATGATAAAAAAGAAAAAAAATCAAAGAAAAAAGATTCAAAGGATGAATCAAAACAAATAGAATTATAAATTTATAAAATAAAAAACAATGGCAAACGGACAATTAAACGGAACGGATCTTAAAGTTTATGTTGCTGGAACATTAGTTGCATATTCAACAAACTGTTCAATCAACATAAATCATTCATTAAGATCAACATCTTCAAAAGAATCAGCTGGATGGGATGAGAATATGGAAGGAATGAGAAATTGGGATCTTTCATGTGATTCATTATATGCATGGCTTGCTCCTGATGGATCAGCAATTTCAGGATTAACAATGAGCGAATTATTTACTACTTATATGGCAACAAGAACAAGCTTTGCTGTAACTTTTGGAGTTACAACATCTGCAACTGAAGATACTAAATACACTGGAACAGCATGGATAACAAGTTTAGCTTTAACTGCTCCTTTAGAAGATACTTCAACTTATAGTGTTTCAATGACTGGATCAGGAGCATTAACACAAACAATTGCATAGATAATTGATTATGAGCCAGCCGCTGCGTTTTTCTTTTCTGGGTGCGGCGGTTGGTTTTTTTTAATTACAGAAAAGAGAAAAGAAAGAAAATGAAATACGAAATTTTAGAAATAGGAGAAACAAAACTTCCAGTTAGATTTGGATTTAATGCATTAAGAAAATACAGTTTAAAAACAGGATCAACAATGGCAGATCTTGATAAACTTGGAAACGGAAAATTAACTTTCAATGATGCGTTTACATTGATATATTGCGGAATTGAGGATGGTTACAGAGCGGCAAAACAAGAGTTTAAAATGAACATTGATGAAGTAACAGATTTATTTGATGGAAACATGGAATGTATGGAACAAGCATTCGAAATTTTATCAAGATCAATGAGTTCAGGAAATGAGGGAAAGCCAAAAGCCAAGAAAGCGAAAAGGAAGAGCTAACTTGGCAAAAGATTGAAAAACTTGCATTCGGCCAATTAGGAATGGGAGTTGATGAATTTTATGATATGTTGCCAAGAGAATTTTGGAACAAGGTTGATGGATTTTATGAATTGGAAAACTTGAGGCAAAGAAATGATTGGGAAAGAACAAGATGGAGCACTTGTTTATTGTTAAACATCCAACTTCCAAAACACAAAACAATCAAACCAACTGAATTGATTGAGTTTCAATGGGATGAAAAGAAAAAAGATATTGATTTTAAAAAATTAAAAGAGAGAGCAGAATACATTAAAAAAATGGAAGAAAATGGCAAGTAAAGCAGTTGGTTTATTAACCTTTAATTTTGGGGCAAATTTAGATGGTTTTGATAGGGCAATGAAAAAATCCCAAAAGAAACTTAAAAAATTTGGAAATAATGTTAAACAAATAGGAAGTTCTTTAAGTACAAATTTAACTCTTCCAATTGTTGCGCTTGGTGCTGTTTCATTAAAAACTTTTGCTGATTTTGAACAATCAATGTTAAAAGTAAAAGCAATTTCAGGAGCAACAGAAGTTGAATTTCAAAAATTAACAGAATCAGCAAAACTTCTTGGATCAACTACAATGTTTACTGCTTCGCAAGTTGCAGAATTACAATTAAATCTTTCAAAGCTTGGTTTGACTCCAGAAGAAATAAACAAATCAACAGAATCAATATTACAATTAGCACAAGCAACAGATTCAGATCTTGGACAAGCTGCAACAGTTACAGCAAAAATAATGAATGCTTTTGGATTAGAAGCTGAAGATATGAATATGATTGCTGATGTTATGG